CGTGTATGTGGCCGCCGAGGCGCGCGAAGGCATCAAGAAGCGCATGGACGCCTACGACCAGCACGTGTGCGCCGACGGTACCCGGCCCGATATCATCGCGGGCGCGCCTAACCTCCTGTCCAGCGATGCGGGCAAGCTGGCCGAGGCTATAGGCCGCGCTGGCCTGATCATTCTCGACACCATGGCCGCTTCGCATTCAGGCGATGAGAACAGTGCAAAGGACATGGGGCTGTTCCTGGCCGCGTGCAAGGATATCAGCGTCGCCACGGGTGCAATGGTGCTTGCCGTCCACCACACGGGAAAGGAAGACAGCAAAGGCATGCGTGGCTCGTCTGCCCTGTTTGCGGGCGCGGATTTCGTGATGGAGATCTTCAAGAATAAGGTCGGAGACCGTTTCGAGCACGGCGCGCTGCTTTCCAAATCGCGAGACGACGTAACAGGGACCAGTTTTGGGTTCGAACTGAAACGCGTCACTGTCGGCGTGGACGATGAAGGTGATGACGTAACCACGTGCGTGATCGAGCCAGTACAGAAGGAAGTCAGCAAGACGCCGAAAAGACCCCGCAAGCTGGCAAATCTCGAAGATTCGCGATACGACATGCACAGGGAGATTCTTACAATATTCGAACGCATAACTGACGAATCGCCTACTAAAGTGGTAACTGACGATCAGCTGCTGGACGCCATCATAAAAAAGTTTCCGAGCAAACTCAGACGCAACATGGTGCCCCTTGTGCTGAGGTTGGAAGAGTTCGGAGTAATCCGCCGAACCGAAGCTGGGCTTAGCCTGGAGGACGACGACCTCGACGCTTGCTGACTTTGGCTGACTTCTTGCTGACCTTCTTGCTGACTTCTTGCTGACTTTCTGAGGTTGCTGACGTGTCTATAAGACGTCAGCAACGTCAGTAACCTCAGCAAGCTTTCCTGACGGAGAAACAGAATGTTTTTAAAAATGACGCTTCTTAGAAGTAGTAAGGAAAAAGTAATTTACGTGAACACCGATTACCTCGTCAGTTTTCACGGTTTCGGAAAAGGCAGTTCGATAGTCGTAAAAGGGTCAGACGCGCACTACATCCGAATGGTAAAAGAATCACCGGACGAGATTCTTGCCCAGCTAGCCGGAGGCAAGGGGAAATGAAACGCGATTCGGTTTTATGCGTCGCCTGTGGTCGGGACTTCGACGTGGGTTTGCTTGAGCTGGTCCGTTGGTCCGGGCCGCTGTGGTGCCAGTCGTGTATCAGACATGCGGATGAGAAGCTCCACGAAGCCGCAGGACGGGCCGCGAGGGCGGAACGGATAGCAGACCAGCAGAAATGAGAAACGGCCCGTTGTGGGCCGTTTTCGTCTAGCGCCTGATTGGCCTGGTGTCGCCTTGCCACTTCAGACGCTTTTCCTTTTCATCCCGCAATTCGCTTGCGCGGTCTATCGTGTCGCAATACGCCCGGGCGTCAGGGTCGTGGCCTTCCCCCGCAGCCTCGCGGATCTGCCGATACGTTTCATGACCTCGACCGCCGTGGATGAAGCTTTCGCACCACCAGCGTTCTTTCGCTTCCGCTTCGCCGAGCAGGCAGTGCAGCTTTGTCGACGAGATTTTCGTAATGTCCATGTCAATGAAGTGGCGCGAAGCCGATGGTTAGGTTGCCGTGCAGCCTTGCCAGCGCGTCCCGGTCTTCGAAACCGTGATAGAGCGAGAGGGCGTCAGCAGCCAGCTCAAGGGTTGGCGCGTCGGAAACGAACGTGGCGCCCGTTGCGATCTCGCCGGGATAGAGAACGACGTAGGTGATCATTGCAGGCAGATCCGTGAGTAGTCGACAGTGCGACGGATTATCCAGTGGCGCTTTGTCGGTGCCTCCCACATGTCCCAGCAGAACATTTCCATGTAGGCATTGGCGAGCAGCGTGATTTCGGTGTGCATGACATTTTCTCCCTGTTGTCCTCAGTTCGACTATAGCAGTTGCAAAATGAAAATCAAGGTATGTCAGAGCTTTGACAATATGATCGCGCGCCTGCGATTCGCGAATCGGCTTAGTTAGTGAGCACTCACTAACCTGCGAAGCGGGCAGGGGTGCGCGCCTCGGAAATATCGGCTGACAAACTGTAAGACCCAGCGCAATTCTGTAATGCGAATGACAGACAGCGAACGGGTAATGGGCCCCAGCGCATCGCGGATCGCGCAAAGCCTTATGCAGTAAGGATCGGTGGATATTTAGTATTACGACAATCCGGCTTCACATACGCTTATCAACTCTGGGAACCCCAGCCATCCCGCCGGACGGGGTGCCAAATTTTGTCGACTCACTCTCCAATCCGCGAATCGCAAATACATTGATAAGTTAGGCAAAACATAATATGCTGCTGCTTATCAACAAGGAGCGAATCATGGAAGAATTCCGCGACATTCCCGGCTACGAGGGCTTCTATCAGGTTTCCGACGAAGGAAACGTGATCAGCCTTGTGCGGCTGACGCCCGACGCAATTGCGCGCGGGGTCCGCAAGGCGAAGCAGTCGCTGGCGTTCGGAAAGAACAAACAAGGCCGGTTGCAGGTCACACTCTGCAAGCACGGGTTCACGAAGCGCTTTCAGGTGCACTGCCTCGTGTTGCTGGCGTTCGTCGGCCCGTGTCCGGAAGGGATGGAGTGCAGGCACGGCGACGGTAACCACACGAACAACTTCCTGTACAACCTGGAGTGGGCGACGCATACCTCGAATATGCGCGACAAGCAGGGACACGGGACGAATACCGAAGGCGAGAAGCATCCGAGCGTGAAACTGACAGAAGACGACGTTCGGGCGATCCGGTCTTCGAACTGGAAGGGCCGTGACCTGGCGGCGCATTACGGCGTGAGTCAGGTTTGCATCGTTTTCATCAAAAACCGCAAGACCTGGAAGCACGTGGCATAATTCGCGGAAGGAGCTCCCACCATGCCGAAACAGCCATTCACACATAAGCCCAGCCTGCCCCGCGACCCGAAGGTGAAGCAGAAGCACGAGCAGCACGGCGAGAAGGTGAAGCCGCAAAAGATGCTTGCTGGCCGGAAGACGAAGTGAGTCTGACAAATGCGTCCGCGCTCAAGGTCATCTCGGAAGACCGTGCACTGGCCAGCGCCATGCTGTTCCCGCACCGCCACCCGCAGAAGACACCCCCGTTCCACGTCGAGATCATGGATGCGTGGCGCAGTGCGGATGAGTTCGTGCTGATTGAGGCGTTCCGCTCGGCAGCCAAGAGCACGCTGTCGGAGGAACACCTGCTGGTCGAGGCCTGCTTCGGCAACTTCAACTACTGCCTGATCATCGGCGAGACGTACACGAAGGCGTGCCAGCGCCTGGAGGCGATAAAGAACGAAGCGGCGAAGAACATGAAGATCCTGAGCCTGTTCGGCAAGATCGCGAAGGTCGCCGGCAGGCTGTGGAACGAGCACCAGTTCGAATTGCCGAACGGCGTTCTGCTCGAAGCGCACGGGTGGGAAGAGGAGCTGCGCGGCTTCAAGTGGCACGACTGGCGCCCCGACCGGGCGTATCTCGACGATATCGAGAACGAGACGATGGTGAAGGACAAGGCCGCGGTGGATTCGACCATCCGCAAGCTCTACCTGCAACTGATTCCTGCGATGGACAAGGAACTTCGCAAGGTGAGGGTGACGCAGACCCCGCTGGCCGAAGACTGCCTCGTGTCGCGTCTGCGAAGCGATCCGCTGTGGACCGCGCTGCGCTTTCCGATCTGCAACGGGGAAATCGACGACCCGGCAACCGTTGCGCTGTGGCCGGAGCGTTTCCCGATGGAGTGGATCCGGAAGGAGCGCGACCAGTTCGAGCGCGCGGGCCAGCTGCGAGGGTTCCTGCAAGAACTGATGCTGATGGCGATTGGCAGTCAGGACAAGCCGTTTGAACCGGAGCACATCCGTGAGACTGCGATTGATCCTGCACCGTGGTTGCCGAAAGTGCTCATTGTGGATCCTGCGCGGACAGCGAATGTGGGCAGGTCGGACCGAACCGGGCGAGTGGTTGCGAGCCGGCTGGGGACGAAGATTCTCGTGCATGCCAGTTCCGGAGAGTTCTGGAAGCCCGACCAGATCATCGCCGATGCCTTCGCGACTTCGGCGAGGTTTGATGGCGCCACCGTGGCGATAGAAAAGAACTCACTCGACGAGTGGCTGCTGCAACCGATGCGCGCGGAGATGCTGCGGCGCGGCGAGAGCCTGCCGCTGAAAGCGATACAGGCGCCGCAGGACAGGTCGAAAGAGCAGTTCATCCTTGGCTTGCAACCTTTCTTCGAAGCGGGCGATATCGTAATGGTCGGCGGTCGCGGCGCGCACGCCCAGCTTGTCGCTGAGATCCTGAACTTCCCTTCGGGCAAGCGCGACATCCTGAACGCGCTGGCCTACGCCCAGCGGGTGTTCTCCGGGGCGCCGGTGTACGAGGATTTCGGCCAGAACAATCTGGCGAGCGGCTACGAGCCGTCGCAGCGCGACGCGCTGGCGATCTGCTTTAACGCGAATGGCGCGGAGACGACTGCGGTTCTGGTCTGCATCGAAGGCGACCGGATGGTGGCGATTGCCGACTGGATATCGCCGGTGCCGCCAGCGCAGGCGGTGCCCGACGTGATGCAGCTGGTGCGCGCATTCTTCCCGCGTGCGAAGGTGAACGCGTGGCTACCGGCCGACGTGATGGACCAGCAGGACCGCATGCCACTCATGGCCGCGCTGCGCGCGGCGAAGCTCCAGCCGACACGCGGCGCCTACTCAACGATGGCGCGCGGCACGTTAAGCCCGATGATAAGGACGGAGATGAAGGGGCGTCGGCTGTTTCTCGTCGACGGGCAGGCGCGGCACACGATGAACGCGATGGCGGGCGGCTACTGCTTCCCGGTGGCGAAGAACGGGCAGCTTGGCACGGAACCTGAGCGCGGCCCCCACCGGACGCTGCTGGAGGGCCTTGAGTGCGCGGCGCACGTAATCTGCTCAAGCAGTGGAAATTCCTTGCCAGATGACCTACAATCGGCTACTAATCCGCAAGGTGCAACTTACTTTACCTCCCTCCCCAACCGGAGATAGCCATGGCCGTGTCCCGCAAGATTGTTCCGAAAGCCCCGTCCCAGAACCCTACCGCCTTTTTCAAAGGTGAACAGCAAGGCGGCGCGTACGGCAAGCCCAGCTCAGTTCCTGAAAAGCTGCAAGGCGGCCCGATGCGCGAGAAGATGCGCCGCAACGGACTGTAAGTCATGGAAAAGAAAAAAGGCCGGATGGATCGGGTCTATTCGGCGCCAGGCAAGAAGGCGCCCGAATCGAAGATCAAGGGCGGCGGCAAGGCAGTAGGCGGTGAGAAAGGCAAGCCGAAGACGCCGAAGATGGGCGGCTGAAGTGGCGCACCGCCAGCCGAAGGACAAGGATAGCCAGGGCGGTGCGCAGGATGTGCGCAAAACACCGGGCAAGTCCCCGAAGCCGCCCCCGATGGGCGGCGGGCGCAAGATCATGGCGCGCGAGCAGAACCGCAAGCACAAGGCGAGGACGAAATGAAGAAGGTATCAGCCAAGGATCGCGCCGGGAATAACGGGCGCAACTGGTCGGAATCCGTAGACCTGCGCTCTGGCAATCCGTGGGGCGGCAAGAAGACGGATACGGTGTACGGCCGCACGTCGAAGAAGCCGGAAGAAGACGACCGGCCTTCGAAGACGCCGAAGGACCGCAACACCGGCTCGCCGCTTGCGAAGAAACTTGCCGGTAAGGTTATCGGTTAATGGCCCGTAAAAAAGAAAAGAAGGAAAAGCCGTCGGAGCCGGTCGTCGAGACTGTGGATAGTCGCGCCATTGATGCTGAACGGCTCGACGAGGATCTGGAGAATTTTGCGGAGGATATCGCCTCCGACGCATACGCCGAAGCGATGAAGCTGTACCCCAAGATTCAAAAATCGTTTGAAAACAAGCAGCAGCAATCCGACAAGTGCGAAGAGTATTACAATATTTACAACGCGCAGCCGGATGAGAACCAGCAATACACCGGCAACAGCCAGTGTTACATCCCGGCTGTGCGCGACGCGATCAACGCGCGCTGCAAGCGCACCCTCGCGACTCTCTTTCCCGCCAATTACAAGCACGTGGACGCGGTTGGCCCGGCCGACATTACGCCTTACCCCTCGCTCGCCCTGCTCGAACATTACATCCGCAAGACGAACCTGAAAGACATTGTTCGTGCGGACCTGCTTGCGGGTGACGTGACCGGTAACTGGTGCCTCTACGTGGACTGGATGAAGACCACGCGGCGCGTGACGGAACTGGTGAAAAAGCCACCGCTCCTTACCGACGAGGAGGCCGGGGTTGAAGCAGAAGACGTGACGGTCGACGAAGAGTGGGACACCGAAGAAACGGAAATCGTTGACGAGATGCCGGATATCACGCCACTGTCGGTTGACGACGTGGCCGTTTACCCGCCGACCGTGAACGACCTGGAGAAAGCGACCGCTACGGCGGTGCGCCTGCGCCTGTCGAAGGAATCGGTACAGCAGTTCGTGGACGAAGGTGTGTTCGTCGGCTGGAACACTGAAGAAATCATGGATCTGCTGAACGAACCCGATGGCGGGCGGCAGAAGCGGGTACCGAACAAGCGCCGCACGGCGGACGCCGGCGTGCGCACCGAAGGCACGTATAAGTACGCGCTGGTCTACGAGGTTCACGCGAACATCGAGCTGGAAGAAGACAAGGGCAAAGAGCCCGTCTTCATCTACTTCGCCGGGCCGGAAACCATCCTTGGCATTATCCGTAACCCGTTCTGGACCAAGAAGCGCCCCCTCCTGATGGCGCCGGTCGAGCGCATCCAGGGGACGGTGTACGGCATCTCGCGTATCGAGCCGGTGAAGTATCTCCAGTGGAATCTGAACGACTACTGGAACATGGGCCAGGATAGCGCGCAGTACGCGCTGCTGCCTATCGTCATGACCGATCCGCTCGCGAACCCTAACTACCAGAGCATGGTAATGGGGCTGGCCGCCGTGTGGTTGACGAATCCGCAGACGACTTCCTTCGCGCAGTTCCCGGCCATCTACAAGGATGCCGTCGCCCTGTGTAACGCCATCAAGGCGCAGATCCAGGAATCGATGGAAGTGAACGACGCCATGCTCGGCAAGATGCCGGCAGGCAAGAAGAATCAGGCGCAGGCCGCCGCCCAGGCGCAGTCGCAGGAGTCGAACATTATCGACCACGCGAAGCGGTACGAGGGCTGCATGCTGAACCCGCTTCTGGAGCGCATGTTCGAGCTCGACCGCCAGTTTCGCACGAAGGAAATCACCGTCATCACGATGGGTGAGGTCGGCGCGCGAGCCAAGCAGCAGGAAATCCCGGTGCAGGCGTTCAATGAACGCTATTTCTTTCGCTGGTGCGGCACGGCCTACCAGACCGGCATGCAGCGCATGCAGCAGATGATTGCCTGGATGAACGTGTTGCGCGGTGTGCCGCCACAACAGCTCGACGGCCGCCGGCTGAACGTCGGCCCGATCCTGGAGATGGGCACGGAGCAGATCTTCGGGCCAGAGGTTGCGCCTCGCATCCTGATCGATGAGCGCAACCTGTACACGGTCGATCCGAACGACGAGAACCTCATGATGCATAACGGTTTGCCCGCAGAGGTGCATCCGGCGGACGACGATCAGAAGCACATCGCCGCGCATACGCATGGCGCCCAGCTCACAGGTGACCCGCACGGCCTGTACCGCGCGCACATCCAGGCGCACCAGCAGGCGATGAACCAGAAAATGCAGAAGCAGCTCGGCGCGCCGCAACCCGGTCAGCAAGGCGCACCCGGCGGCGCAGGTCCGGGGATTGCCGGAACACCACGCCCTGGCGCGCAACCCGGCCAGCCGCGCCCACAAGGTCCGCCCGGAATGATAAACGCCGACCAGATGGCCGACCCACAAGCGGAGCCGCGATGATTGCTCGCTCAACCCTGTGGGGCACTATCCAGCTCGGAGACGGATTTTACCGGCTCTCGGATCTGGAGCAGGCCGCCATCGTCGCGCACGAGGAAGGGCATATCCATCACCGGCACGCGCTAAAACGCCTGTGGTGGATGGTTTCGTTCCGGTGGAAAGGTTTTTCTCAACGTTGCGAAGCGCAGGAGATGGAAGCCGACCGCTACGCGGTTGAGCGCGGACACGCGCCGGGGCTGATCTCTTTCCTGTTCCGCCAGCAGATGCATGTAAAATCGCCGGGGTACCCCACGGCGCGACGCCGTATCGAGGCGATCCATGTCCGATGAATTCGAAATTACGATCCCGGTCGTGCGCGGCGAAGGCGTGGGCGTGCCTATCGGCGAGATTCAGCGCGCGATCAATTCCATCTGCCAACAGGTCCAGACTGACCTGAACGAGATCGCGTCAGGCGGGTTCCCGCTGACGGACGTGGATATCACTGGCGGCACGATTGCGGGTGTCGCGATCAGTAACAGCACGGGCACGACGCAAGGAAGGCTCGACAATTCGACGCTTCTGGCAACCGATGCGTTTGTGAACCAGCAGGGCGCGTCAGCCACGGCCACGGTACCCTTCGCTGGCGTCACAGGCGGCGTGTACAACCAGGCGACGCTCGGCACCGGACTGACCGTGGTCGTGTTCGCCAGCGGCGGCGCCATCACTTCCGCCCTGACCATCTCGAATCCGGGGAGTGGTTATGCGGTCGGTGACCTCGTGGCGGTGCCTGCGGGCAACTCAGACGCAGTGCTGCGCGTGACCGGGGTGTCGGGCGGCGGCGTCAGTTCGGTAGGCATCGCGTACGGCGGCACCGGTTACACGACCGGTCAGGTCGCGACGGCAGTGCCTGTGCCTCCCGGCAAGCGCGCCGTAGTGTTCAGCGGCGTACTGACGAGCAATCTCACCTTCATCATCCAGAATGGCACGTATCTGACGGCGAGTCGCGAGGTCGAGTTCATCAATAATACGACCGGCGCTTTCACGATCACGGTGTTTCTGTCGAACGGCGCGGACGGGCACGTCGGCAACGGTGTTGTGCTGCCGCAAGGCACGAACAATTCCAGCGCCGTCGCGCTCTACACGGATGGTCAGAACGACGTGTGGCTGGCGAATTCGCTGACAGGCGTCGGTGCGGGCACGATGGCGACGCAGAACGCGAACGCGGTTGCGATCACGGGCGGTACCGAATCGGGCGTGGCGATCACAGGCAGCACGATCAACAGCACACCTGTCGGGCAGACGACGCCTGCCGCCGGCGGCTTTACCAACCTGTCGTCTAGCGGATCGGTTAGCGGTACCGGGTTCAGCGCCTATCTTGCCTCACCGCCTTCTATCGGAGGCACGACGGCCAATAGCGGGTCATTCACGAACCTGTCATCCAGCGGCACGGTAAGCGGAACCGGCTTTTCAACCTATCTCGCGAGTCCGCCAGCGATTGGCGGTACGGCGCCTGCTGCGGTGAGTTCGAGCGGCGGCGCGCTGAATGGCACCCTGGGCGCGACGACACCGAATACGATCGCTGCGACAACAATCGTTGCTACCGGTACGATCACCCCGAGCCAGACGAACGGTATCGTTGGCACGACGACGAACAACAATGCGAATGCAGGCAGCGTAGGTGAGCTTCTTACCAACGCGACGTCCGGCACTGGACTAACGTCCAGCACGTCCGCTAACGTGGCAAGCATATCGCTGACCGCAGGCGACTGGGAGGTAGCAGGGACCGTTACGACAGTTCCGGCAGCAAGCACGGTCACCGTATTCGCGGCAGGCGGCTTGAACATCGCCACGGGCACGCTGCCGGCGGGTAACACTGGCGCATCTTTTCAGATACCCGGCTCAAGCCTGGCGGCTATCAGCATAAGTTCGACTACAGGGCCCGTCAGGTTCAGCCTTTCGGCAACGACCACGGTATTTCTTGTCGCCAACGTGAGCTTTACAGTCAGCACGATGACCGCAAACGGCTTCATTCGCGCCCGTCGTGTTCGTTGACAATTTACAGCGTAAAGTATATAACCGGCGAAAGCCTTTTAAGGAGCGTATCGTGCGCAAAATCCGCTTGGCCGAGTTGATCGGCAAACTGTTCCCCGGCATTCAGGGCGCATTGCCGGTTATTCCGGACAATGGATCGATGCCTGATCAGGCAGGTCTGATCAACGCGATCATTTCCGCCAACCCATTTCCGGCGACCGCGTATAACGTCTACGCAGGTACCGGCGCCGTAACCCTGACGCAGCAGCAAACCATGTCGGCGGAAGTGAACGCGCTGGCGATCACCGGGATCACGGCAGGCGCCGCGATCACCCTTCCGACTGCGGCATCGATGCTCACCACTATGACGCCTTTCCAGGGTGTCGTCGGCGCCTCGACCACGCTTCGGGTAATCAACTCGACTACTTTCACGGCGACGATGACAACCAACACCGGCTGGACTATCAACGGCCAGGCGGGCATCGTTACCCAATCTTTCCGCGATTTCTTCGTGACTTGCACTGGTACCGGCGCAAGCGCAGCCTTTATCCTCCAGGATATCGGCGGCGGCGCGCTGGCGGCGGAGTAATCTCATGAGCAAACTGCTTAAAAGATTACTAGGCCTTCTGTATCCGGGTATTGACGGAGAACCAGACGATGGACCTGATCCTTCTGATACTGACGCACCTGATCCCGATCTCGCTGACGACGACGATCTTCCTGAGCTTGACGGGCCTGATGATCCTCCGGCTCGCGCCGCATCCCGTCGTTCTGCTGCTGACGAGCGCCTGGATCGCGTGGAAGCTGAGCTTGAAACGCGCAAGCGCGCCTTCGAGGCGTCGCAGCGCACTCCTGCCGTAGATCCGGAGTTCACGCGCGAAGAGGAACGTCTTCGTAATCCGGAACTGACGGACATGGAGCGCTGGCAGATCAACGCCAACCGCACCCTGCGCGCCACGCAGCACCAGGCCGCGCAGGCGCTTCAGGAAGCCCGCGACATGGCTGACCGGACGCGCTTTGAGTCCAAGCTGAACAGCGATCCGCGCCGCGCGAAGTACGCGGAGCGCGTGGAAACGGAAATCCAGAAAGCGCGCGCCGCGGGTAACACGCAGGCAAGCCGCGAAGACGCCTACTACTGGATGCTTGGCAAGGATATTGCGGACGGCAAGCTGAAAGCGAAGCCCAAGGCTTCCAGCACGCCGAATGTGAACCGGGGCAAGCCCGCCGGCGTACGCAGCGACGTGCAGGGGCGAGGCCGCCCGTCTTCGGATCGAGACAAGCGCGCCGCGCGTCTTGCGGACGTGAATATTTAACCCACCAGAGGAAACCATGAAACTTTCCAAATTGGGCCTCTTATGGGCCTCGCTGTTCCCCGGCGTCACTAACCAGTCGACCAGCTTCACGGCTGACGTTGAAGCGTACATTCAGGAAGAAGTCGAGCCGCTCGCGCGTCGCCAGCTCGTTGCTTACCAGTTCGGCAAGCCGCTCAAGCTCGACACGAATCGCGGTACGACGTACACCGCGTCGCGCTATACACGCCTGCCGCTGCCGTTCGCGCCGTTGCAGGAAGGCGTAGCGCCTCCGGGTGAAGCGATGACGCTGCAACAGGTCTCGGCGACCGCGCAGCAGTGGGGCGACCGCGTCATCATCACCGACGTGGCCAACCTGACCATCAAACACCCGCTGTTCCAGCAGGCGTGCGAGCTGGTCGCGCTGCAACTGCCGGAAACCCTGGAGCGCAACACGTTTAACACGTTGCTGGCTACCACGCAGGTGAACTACGCCAACGGCAAGGCCTCCCGCGCCAACCTGCTGGCGACTGACGTGATGACACCGCACGAGGTGGACCGGATTGTCGGTTCGTTCCTCACCTACGGCGTACCGCGCTTCATGGGCGATGAGCGGGAAGACATGATGATCGAAGCGGGCGCGTACCGCGATCCGTCGAAGTCGCCTGCCGTCATGCAGCATTACATCGCGCTGATCCATCCGTTGTCGGCGCAGGACATGCGAGAAAACACCACCATCGCCACCGCGTGGTCGTACAGCGACATCAACCGCCTGTACAACAACGAGCTCGGTCCGTTCAACGGCGCACGCTTCGTTGAGTCGAACATGATGCCTTACTGGACGGGCGCTGCCGCTATTCAGGGCACCGCTTCGACCTCGGGTGGCACACTCGCGACGAATGCCGGTTACCAGATCATCGTGACCGCGGCCCCCGCCTCTACGTCAGTCGAGCAGATCATCTATCAGGTGTCGAACGCGATCAGCGTCACAGGCCCCACGGGGTCGATCAGCGTCACGCTGCCGAACGTTCCGAACTACATTTTCAACGTGTATATCGGCACGTCGGCCACGCCGTCGAACCTCGCCACGGGCATCGGCCTGGGCGTGCCGACGACCGGCCCGCTCGCCGGCCAGGCCACGCAGCTTCTGCCGAACCAGACCGTCACGCTGACGGGTATCGGTGTCGCGCAAACGCCGCCTGCTGCTCCGGCAACTGGCGTTTCAGTGTTCCCGACGATTTTCATTGGCAATCATTCGTACGGCCAGGTGTTGCTCGAAAATCCGGAATTCCACTACCTGACGGGCGCTGACAAGTCGGACCCCCTGAATCAGACCCGGGTCGTGTCGTGGAAAGTGTTCTACGGCTCGATCATCCTCAACCAGGCGTTTTTGGCCCGGACCGAAGCAGGATCTGCCTTCACGCCGGGTTACACTGCCGGTACTGTGACCACTCCGTAAGGAACGTAGATGCCCCCGCGCACTCCTAACAGCCCCCCGCCGCAAGGCGGTGAGGGCGAAGACTTCCTCGAAAAGGGCGAAGAAATTGTCGGCGCCCCGATCATCCCGGAAGAAACGACCGAGGAACTCAAGGCGCGGATCAAGCGCCTTGAAGCTGCCCTCGCGCATTCTGACGAGCAGCGCGCGAAGTCTGAAGAAGACGCTTCGCGCCTGTCGGCACAGGCGCAGTCGACCATGTTCACGACCAACGTCACGGAGCGCTTCGCCCGCAAGTCGGATACGGGCGAGGACCTGTGGTGGTATCGTATCGACCTCGCACCGTGTGGCGGGATCGATATCCGCGTGAATGGCGTGCAATACGTGCACGGCGAGACGTATCTCTTCAACACGAACCTGCTTCGCAGTGTGAAAGAGATCATCTCCCGCACGTGGGGCCACGAAGCCAATATCAGCGGTGCGAACGAGAACTCCTACAAACATGCCCAGGACCGCGTGCTGCGCGGCACGGGTCGGCGCTAAGAGGAACAAATGAGCGAAGCAACCCCCGTTCTTGGCAACTTTGCCATCAACCTGCCCGCGCCTAACGGCGCGTCGCTTTCGATGAGCGGCTACGTCTACGCAGACGAGTCGCTGGAGTCGCTGAACAGCCGTATGGACATTTGCCGCGAGGCACTTATCCGTCAGCAGGCGATTCTGGAAATCCCGGAACTCGGCAAGAAGATCGAAATGCTGGAATCGATGCTGACCCAGCACCAGAAGGCGTACGCCGCGCTTCTCGAAAAGAAGAAGGCGCGCACCAAACTGGCAAGCGCCGAAGAAAGCCAGCTCACGAACCTGCCGACCCAGATCAAGTCGATTGCCGACGAGCTGGAAAAGGGCAAGTCGAAGATCGCCGAAGTCAAGAAGGCAGCGTAATGGCCTACCTCCAGAGTCAGCAGATTGTCGCCCTGGCGCTTCAGATCGCCAAGTGTCCCGGCTTTACGAGTCAGGGCGGGCAATTTCTGAACATGACTCTGGAGGATCTCTGGCTTCACCGTGACCTGAAGATCAACCGGGTAACGGAATTCATTACCGTGCAGGCGAACAACTACGGCCCGTTTCCTCTGCCGCAGAACTACCAGCGTACGTACGACCTGTTTTTTACACAGAACAACCTCCCTTACTTCCTGAATCCGATCAGCACGGAAGAGTACGACCAGGAGTTTAAGGACCCGTCGATTGCGAACTATCCTTACGAGTTCATGACGATCCTGTACGACGAGGCGACCGCGCTGCAACAGGTGCCGCCTTCCGCCGGTCAGCTTTTCATCTACCCGCAGTCGAGCGGGCAGATCGTGCTCACGCACCGGTACATGGTGAAGCAACCGGATATCGCAACGCCGGAAACCTCGACTGTTATCCCGTGGTTTCCAGACC